ATGACAGGCAGAGGCGGAGTAGAATTCCAAAAGGTATCGAGTTGGAAAGAAGAAGAATTACTTCTTCTTCCCTCTCGCCTTAAGGGCATGGTACTTTTCAAGGACAAAAAGGATTGTCTTGACCTTCCGCCTAAAACCTATCAACAAATCCAACTAGATTTCGATCAAACAATAATCAAACAGCTTAAGAGTATGATTGAAATAATGAATCCTGGGAGTTCAGGATTTAATGCTCTCCGTCAACTCAGTGACGGTTTTAATTACTCTCTCAATCAAGACTTCGAGTGCCCTAAGTATGAAGCACTCTTGGACTTGATTGAAGAGAGAGATAGGATTGTAATTTATGCAGGATTTCAGAGAACTGTGGATAAAATCACTGACTGCATCCTTACTGATAAAGAATGGGGAGTAATTCAATTAGATGGCAGAGGATTAAAAACATGGAATATTCCTCCACAGGATTGGCAAGAATGGTTTAATACTAAGAAAGACCAACGAATTGCCTTTGTCGGTCATCCGCAGAGCGGAGGAATTGGCCTCAACTTGCAGGCAAGTGATTCAATTATTTTCGTCTCAAATTCCTCCAACCCAGTAGACCGACCTCAAGCAGAAGATCGAATCCACCGATTAGGGATGGGAGCATCGGCTCTTATCACTGATCTTTTCTGGTTGCCCATAGACAAGTACTGTTGGCAGTTAATTCAGAATAGTAGAAACTTAGAGTCCGTATCGTTAGGTGAAATAAAGGAATGGATCAATCAGGAGTTAGATCAATGGAAATAGGGTTTTGGTTTATCTTTACATTAGTTGTTACTATTTTATGGAATATAACTCAAGAAATTCGTATTAATAAGTTAACTTTTCGTTTTGATTGTTTTCTTAAATCTCTTGATGATGACTATAGTGACTCATGAGATTAACTAAACAACGTACCCTTAACGTTCTTTCCCGACTTGCCGAGTATGCTGGCGAAGTTACTGATCAAACCAATAAGATAATCAATCAGATTATAGAGTTGTCTGAGCAGATTAATCGACCAGACAATTTGCAAGAGTCAGAGGAAATCGAACGCTTATTCTTACACTTGTTTGATAACATTCGGCAGTTGAGTAGTAAGGCGAATCATGTTGAATATGCTTATTGGGAAGAAATGATCAGAGGACTAGTGACGAAGAAAGTAGAATTAAGCGGAGAATTAATTGGCAACAATTAACAATCTTAAAGATATTAGACAAACAGTTAAAGGAATTATAGCTTCTAAACACAGCGATGCTAATACTAAATCCTACCTTCTCCAAGCACTAATCGAATATGTTGGTGATAAAGATATAGCTAAAAGAATTGCTCCATTTTGTCAGATAGTTGATGAACCAGAAGTGGATATCGAAGAAGTCCTTGAGAAAGGAAGCTCATGAACTACGAAATTTACGATACTAACGACGGACATCCTCTTCCCTTTGTATGGGCTTGGATTAAGGATATTCCTAAGCATCCTCAACGCGAAACTTCACCAGATTGGATTTATATTTCGGTAGATAATGGACGAGTTTGTTCTTTTACCTTTGGTCCTGATCCTCTCCACACATATGTAATGGAAATGTGTCAGGTTACATCTGACACCGCACTAAAGATCGTACACTTTATCCGACGTAAGTTCGATGTGCAAAAGTTTGAGAAGGAGGAAGCTCGTAAAATGGAATCTGAAAGGTTAAGGACCGAGAAATTAGGAGTAACGAGTGCTTGAACTAGCTGAAATCGAAAAGAAAACTAAGGAACAACTCGTTATTCTCTTTTACGAATTGCAAAAGCCAGATAATCTATTCAAAGAACTAAAGGAATATATCTTACAGGCTAATAAACTTCCGGTTATTATGGTCTATCCCGATCAATCGGAGGCATTTATTCAAGGTAAAACTGAGGACTTAGTACAGTATTCGGTCGGAGTAATTAAACAGGCGTGCATTGCAGTTGGCCTTAAACCTCACACAATATTGACCGCAGTATTAGCCGATTTAGCTGAAGAGGAAGGAGGATTAAACTTATCCGTTACCTAGACACAGAAACACTGGGTTACACCGGCCCTGTTATCTTAATCCAAACAGGCAAAGCCGAAGAAGACCCTGAACTTTTTGATATTTGGAACATGCCTGTCAGAGATATTCTATTTTTAATAGAGTCAATAGTAAATGATCCATTTGGCGTGTGTATTTTCAATGCCACATTCGATTCATTCCATTTGGTTAAGTTATACAATACTCTGAGGTTACTTGGTGATAAAAATAAACGACCAGACCCCGAAGAATTCTTCCTTATGGAGAAGATTTCTTGGGAAAATGCTGTTTGTCTTAAGCCTTATCGGTGCTTTGACCCCTATTTACTCCTCAAAAAAACGGTATTTCAAGAGGTATTTAATAAGAAACCGATACTCATACGATCAGTACCGTGTCAAGCCGCCCATCCGCTAATTAAAGAACTAGAAAAGGTTAAATTACACCCGCTTTTGTTCGCTAAAGGTGGTGGGTGGAAGATTAAAGATGCAAAAGACAGGAAAACTAGTAAAGTTTCTCCTGATTTTGTTGATATTGAACTCAAATTTCACGCTAGTTTAGGTCTTAAGCCTATTATTAAGTTTCTCTTTAACATGGACGTGAAGCAGATCAATGTGCCCGATCATCTCATGCCTAAAAAGGGTGAAGAAGATGAGTGGAATCCATTTGGTTTTGATTGGCGACCATATTTAAAGGGCCATATTGAGCATTGGAGGTATAATTCATATGCTCGGCAGTATGCTGCTGACGACATTACTTATTTGGATATGCTTGTCACTTATATTCGCAATCATCCTGGGATCAATATTCAAGAAAAACAACCCACCCTAGATGACAAGACTAAAGACATTGACTCAGAATTAGCATGGGCTGTTGGTGCCGCTAGGCATCGAGGCTTTGCTATAGATAACCATCTTACAGAGAGGATGATATATGAAACTGTCCGAGGACGAGACAAAGTTCCTACTGCACCTGCTCAATCGAGACAATACATTAGTGCAGTCATACCAGAGATGCTTCGCCCATTTTTCACAAGTACAGGTGATAAAGTTCTTGAGCGACTTGTCAGAGAAAATCCAGAAACAGAGTATGCGAACCGAGCTAAAGAAGTCATTGACGCCCGATCCGCAGAAAAGCAACTTGATATCCTCCGTAAGCTCAATGAAGTAGGCCGCTTCCATCCTGACTTTTCCATTACAGGAACATTAACTAATCGCATGTCTGGCTCTGGCGGATTTAATGCTCAGGGTATTCCTAAAGAGTCACAGTTTAGGGCACTCTTTATTTTTGCTAGTAATGAGGACTCGCTCTGCGGTGGCGATTTCGAGGGTCAAGAAGTAACGATCTTCGATGCGTTAGTGGGAGATAAGGAATTACATAAAGAATTACTGGCAAAGAAAAAGTTTCATGCTTTGCTCGCAGCAATTTACTATGAACTTTCTTATGAGGATGTTCTCAAACCAGAGAATAGAAGCAAGTATGACCGTACTAAGAACTCTGTATTTGCTTCATTCTATGGTGCCGAAATTCCCCGTCTCGCAGAGACTCTTAATCTCTCTCATCAAGTAGTTGAAGAACGACTTAAAAAGATTTATTCTAAATATCCAGGCATTGGAGAATATAGAAAAAGTAACTACGATCAGTTTTGTTCAATGCGACAACCAGCAGGAATAGGAACAAAGGTGGTGTGGCATGAGCCAGCGGGATTTGTTGGGTCTATATTTGGCTTTAGAAGATTTTTTACGACAGAAAATATCTTGGCCAAATTTCTGTTTGATCTTTCCAATAATCTTTCAAGAAAATTATCTACTTTTCCTCGATTTGAGGGCATTAGAGTTAGACGTAAAGCAAAAGATCAATCGGTTGTTGGGGCAACTCAATCGGCCTTGTATGGTGCAGCCTTCGGAATACAGGCAAAGAATCTCCGAATAGCAAATAATCACCAGATACAGGCAAGCGGAGCTTATTGCACTAAATTATTACAGTGGCGTATATGGGATCAGGCACAACCTCAAGGAGTACATGAATGGCTCACTCAAGTATTTAATGTGCATGATGAAGTAATTAGTGTCACTCATCCTGAAATGTGTGAGACTGTAGAGGAAATCGTGAATGAGGTAATTACCGAGTTAAGGGAAAAAGTGCCACTGATTAGTATTAAGTGGAAAAGTGGGGTGACAAACTGGAACGAACTAAAGTAAAGGAGTAACTGAATCATGGAAGATAACACAGACCCTTTTCTCGATGATGATGAGGCCGATGACTATGACAGTGAATTGACCGATGACGATTTAGATTTGGAGGATGACGAGGAAGATAAAGAAACTGAGTAAATTACTTTTTAAAAGAAAGGCAAGCCAATGACTGAACGACGAATTCAAGTCCTTGAACGGTTCGCCGCACTGATGCGAGCTGGTCCGTTCGATATGTTAGTACTTAGTGGGGTAACTGAGGATAGCATACATTATGTATTGAATCAATTTGATGAGGATTGTCCGTGGGAAATTGATTTAATTGAGGACTTTATCAAGACTATTATCCCTCCTGCCCAAGAATTAAAGAAACTTCTTAGCTGGTGGGATGAAATGACTTGGGCAAACCTTGAACGCGACCCTGATCCGGTTGATGAGGTTAAGCGAAAGAGAAAATTGAAGCGAGGGTTAAGGGCAATGTGGAAGCAAGCCCCGAAGATTAAGACGGAGCGGATGAGGCGAAAGGTTAAGGAATGAACACTCGAAAGCAATACATTGGTGATTCTGTTTACGCCCAATTCGATGGTTGGAATATTATTTTAACTACGGAAGATGGTAGAGATGTGTCTAATACAATTGTATTAGAGCCAGAGATTTATCATGCTCTACTCAAATATGTAGAGGCAATCAAAAAGTCTAATCGAGAGGAAGCATTAAGATTGGAGAAGGAAAATCCTCTACCAAAATAAACGTGGCCCTGGCAGTGAATGGGAAATACAAGAGAGCATCCGTAAAGAATTACATAACCAAGGATGGAAAACTATAAAGATGCACGGTAATGCCTACCAAAAAGGTTTACCAGATTTACTTTGTCTCCACAAGATTTACGGACAAAGATGGGCAGAAATTAAGAAACCGGGACAGTATCTTTCAGCAGAACAAGTCAAGACTTTCGGGGAGTTTCACTCATGCGGCATTCCCATTTATGTTTTAACTCGCGTCAATAATATTTCAATGATACTTAAAGAGCCAGCGAACTGGCAGAAATATATAAGGTGGTAAAGTGAGAATACTAATTGAAAGCGGTCATCTTCCAAAAGATTTTGATTATGATTTTTTAACATCTCCAATAGAAGCTTGTGTAATAACTGAACAAATTCAAAATATAATAATTGATTTTTTAAAAAGTAAACTTAAGGAGGAACAAATTGCTTCAACTCCCGCTTCTCAAATCGATTAACTATTTCAGTCCCACCAGTTACCAGCAGGCGTGTGCTTGTGAGTACTCATTTTACCGTGAACGTCACTCAGAAACTCCTTATATTAGACTACCACAAACTAAACCAATGGCAGTAGGGTATGCCTTTGAGAGTTTTGTTAAAGCCGAACTTGCATTCGTACTCGGTAAAAGTAATGATCGCAAGAATACTTTGGCTAAACTTCTAGAAAACGTTGAAGAACACAATCTAGAGTGCATTGCTATTGGCCATGACCTATTTGATAAGTATCAGTTTTGGGGTTGTTTCGACCGCTTAGTAAAGGACGGCCTTCACGATATTGAGTTAAGTATTCACCAAACTGTGCAAGGTGAACTAGTTGCAGGTAAGGAAGGAGAAGTAAGCGGAGTACCGATCTTTGGCAAACCTGATGCCACGATGCTTAATCGTGGAGATAATAGTTTAATCCCTACTGATTGGAAGGTAAATGGACATGGAAGTGCAACAGGACAAAGCCCCAAGCCTGGATATATTAGGTGCTTTGTGGACGGACAGGATAAGGGCCAGCATATTACTTACGGAATTGCAACTCTTGAGCAAATCAATCGAGAGTGGGCTATACAATTACTTTTCTACAATTGGATGCTTGGAAATAAGTCACCATTTTTCGGAGCTATTGAACAAGTTGCGATCCGCGGAAACACTGTTGCGTTCGCTTCCTATCGAGCTAGAATCAGCGATGGCTTCATACAGGAACACCTTTCAAGACTCATCGATCTATGGGGCCGATTTAATAAAGGACAGTTTGCTGAACCAGAACCCGGTCAGTGGAAATGTGAACCTTACGGTTTCCCCCGCGTCTGTACTGTAACCTGTGAAGCGTATGCAAGGACACTAGGCGATCCGGGGATTCGAGGAGTGATGAAAGGAGTCTAGTGAGCTTACAATTACTTCAGTCATTTCTTGAACATCACGCCGAACCTGATTTAGCTGAACGATATTCTTACAATCGTGAAACACAAATCTTAGTAGCTGCTGATGGCGGCGAAAAGATTAAAAATGGATATAGAAATTCAGAAGGCGATGAGTGGTTTAATATACGCATTGCTTCCCGCTCTGCCCCCGTACAACGAATAGACAGAGAGTACTTAAAACATATTGAAGCAATAGGAATGTCTGGTTGGGATTTCGTCGAACATAAATCTTATTGGGTTGGCTTTGACTTTGATTCTATTCTCGGGCATAAGCAAGGACTAGCTGATGTTGAAATCGAAAAGATTGTTGGAGAAGCGAAGAAAGTCGAATGGGTGGAGCTTAGATATTCTACCTCTGGGAAAGGGATTCACATATATGTCCCGATCCACAATTGCCCAAGCATCCCCACTAGAAAGGAACATATCGGGCTTGCTAAGTGCATTCTCTCGAATCTTTCCGGGTTACTCTCTTTTGATTTTAAATCAAAGGTTGATACCTGTGGAACTATTCTATGGTGTTGGCATAGACGAGGGAATAGCGAGAATTCTTTTAAACAAATCAAACCGGCCACTACCTATTTCGATGCAAGTGTCATTAAGCAATCTCTCACAGAAGCGTGGCGAGAGGCAAAGAGTAAAACAAAAGACCTAGTATCTAACCTTAAGTTTATTAATCTTTCTGAGGAACACAAGAAAGTTCTTGAGTGGTTTAGTAAACAGCAGGCTACTTGGTGGTGGGACGCCGAGTACAATATGTTGGTGTGTCATACCTTTGACTTGCTTAAGTGTCATGCTATTCTTAAATTAAAGGGACTTTACTTTACAGAAAGTAAAGGTGAGAATTGCCCAAATGATCAAAATTGTTTTATGTTTCCTCTACGTGGTGGTAGTTGGATTATTCGTAGGCATAGCCTCGGATGTAAAGAACATGAACTCTGGAAGCAGGACAAGTCTGGCTGGACTTTTTGTTATTATAATCGTGTTCCTACTATTGATGATCTTGCTAGTATATTTGGCGGAGAAATTTCAGCAAATGGTCAGTATGTTTTTCCTAATGCAGATGCAATAGAAAAAGTACTGAGTCACCTTGCTCCTAGCTTCCAACTTAAACTTCCGCAGTTCGCTCGTGATCGGCAAGTTCGTATTAAGCTTCTCAAGAATAGTAGAGTGGCGTTATTACTTGAAAAGCTAGAAGGTGAATCAATTCCCGGTTGGATTAATAACCGAAAGACTTGGGAAAAGGTGGTCCAGATAATTGAGGAAGATATAGAGTTAACAACACCTGACGATTTAATCCGACATGTCGTCAGCAACAGTCAAGATGCCGGATGGTTCGTTAAAAGTAAGGAGTGGGTCGATGAACCCAAGGGCAATATTATCTCTGTACTTGCATCTATCGGCTATCAGCGAGGACTCATCGACGAAGTTATTGGGAAATGCATTCTTAATCCTTGGCGGTTGGTCAATCGTCCTTTCTCGCCAGAGTATCTCGGAAATCGTGAATGGAATAAGTATGCTGCACAGCTTATGTACGACCCAAAACCAGGAGACTACTCAGAATGGATGAAAGTATTAAATCACTTAGGGAAGAACCTGGCAGATTCTGTGAAGTTAAATTCTTGGTGCGTGGCAAACAGCATAGAGAATGGTCTAAACTACTTAATGATGTGGATGGCATCCATATTACAATTTCCTCAAGAACCACTTCCCTATCTTTTTCTTTACGGCCCACAACTCTGCGGAAAGTCCACATTTCACGAGGCTTTCTCACTTCTTGTAACGAACAAAGACCCACAACTAAAGGCAGTACAAAACGCAGGAAACGCACTAACAAATCCAAACAAATTTAACGGTGAACTTGCTGGTGCTCTCCTTTGTTATGTTGAAGAAATTAATTTAACGCAAAGTAAAGGGGCATATGACAAAATTAAAGAGTGGGTAACAGGGAGAATGCTCTCGATTCATGACAAGAAACAGAGAGTATATGACATCGAAAATACAACACATTGGGTTCACTGTGCTAATAATTCTGATGCTTGTCCGATTGTTATGGGGGATACTCGAATCGTTATGGTTGCAGTAGATAAACTCCCGTTTATCGAACCAAAGGAAAAGCAACT